TCAGTTTGTAATTTCCTATTAAGGTTTTCAGTCAATGCGTTAAGTAATGGGATGGCACAACGAAGCGTTAATGCCTTTTCCCCTTCTCTTTGATTGTTATAGGTCTTTGAATCGCTATCGTTTAAAAGTTGACTAGGTACTCCGTAGATATTACAAAGTGCTTTTAAATCCCATTTTTCCGATTCAATGATATTAAGTTCAACAGGAGAAAGTCCGATTTGTTTCCAATCTACTTTATAACCTGATACTGCAATAGAGTTAAAGTTAGCTGAACCGCCTTTTTGACTAACTGCGGTTTTAAGTGCCTGTGCTTGTGCTTGTCCACTTGTTGGGTCAAAGCGTTCATCGTTCATAAATAAAACTCCAGCAGGTCCACCATTTTGGAAAGATGCAACGGCAGCGGTTTTAGCTTCGTTACTTCTAGTTAAGTTCTTTGCTGCTGCTCGTAGCGGTGATTGTCCGTATAACTGTCCACCTGTAACTCCCCATTGCGGATTGAAATACTTATCGTGTAATATTTCTTTTGTATCAAATGACCACATTTGCCCGTAATATAACTGATACCCAGCCCTTGTTGGGGGGAACACATTGATATTTGCAATGATAGCCATATACTGACTAGGTAAAGCAAATAGTTCAAATGGTTTGCCTTGATTGTTTCCTGCTTCAATAAGTTTGCCATAAATAAAAGAATTACCTGTTATCAATTTAAAACCGCACCATTGTTCAACTAAATCACTCCAGCAATCTTCTTCATTAGGATATTTTAGCAACTCGTTTAAGCGTTGGTCTCCTGTATAAAGTTCGTATGCCTTTTTGTGTAATTGCTCAAGTTCTTTTAGGTTGATGTCTTTTTGTGCAGCTAAAGATTTGTATTTCTTTGCAGCCTTTTCATCTACAACCTTATAAACGTGGAATGGTGCTAATTTCGCTTTGTCAGTAATTAGTTTAATGATTGAGTAAACTATATCGTTTGCTACGTATCCATCATCAACAAAACTTCTTTGGTCAGCCCCTTGCCAAGTAACTATACCCCTTTCAATTGCTATTTGGGAGTTCATCGGAATTGTTGGAAATAGTGTGTTAATCTTCTTTTTAGTGAAGATGTCAAATAAACCCATATTATTAGAATTTAAACAAAGTTAAAGAAATTTAAGTTAAAATACACTTACTGCAAATTTAGGTTTTGTCAAGTGAGTAAATACCGCATACCTTGAAGCATCCAAAGCATCATCATTTGCTTTTACAGGTTCCTCAATTACATTATCGTTTTTATCCTTTTTCCATTTGTAAGACATAAATTCCCTTTTAAGATTTTGGCTATGAAAATGTATGTTTATAGGATAAGATTTCATTTTTACTATTCCTGCCCATACATCTTTTTGAGCAGGTTTAATATTAAACCCTTGTCGGTAAAGTTCCTCTATTGATTTAGGTTCGGCTGCATCTGCGTAGATTGTTGCTCGTTCAGGCACTTTCTCTTTTATCAATCTTGTAAGGTCGGATAAGGTAAGTCCGCTTTGATAAATTATTTCCTCAAAGTAATTCTCTCCTTCGTGATGGGTAACCTTTATTAATGCAGCTGGATGCACATATCCAAAGTCAAGCCCATAGAATACATCACCTTCGGGTGCGGTGTCGTATTGTTTCCATTGGGTGTAAATAAGTTCTTTTGCTGCACCTCGTTCTCCTAATCCGTAAACCTTCCACATAAAATCATCAGGTAGGTTTTTATATTGCTCAATGTTTTTTATTTGTGATTCCGATAGGTTAGGCAGGTTGTTTAAGTAGGTAGAATGGATGCGTTTGTTTTCAGGGTTGTCGGCTATCTCGTAAACCCAATTAACAAAGTCAGCAGGATTCCAATCAAGGAATACCTTGCCTGTTGTTCTCATTAGTAATTGGTCGTATAAAGTTCTTTTGATTAAGTTAGCCTCGTTAATAAATAGAACATCCCTTGCTGGTCCTCTTGCCTTGCTTTCATCTTCTAGTCCAAACAGTTCAATGTATGACCCATTTGGGTAGGTGTATATAAAATCGGAAAAGCTAAAGTCATTGTCTTGCCATAAACCCCAATTCTCCATTATACTTTTAAAGTCTCGGTAAACCCCACGCTTGATATGTGGAAGGGAATGAGATACAATTGAAATCCTTGTCTTTGGGTTGTTGTAGGCTATTTCAATCAGTAACTGAACAATGGAATAAGACTTTGAACTCCTTGTGCCACCTTCATTGCAAATGACAGGATAATTGCCTTCGTATGCTCTTTTGTTGGCAAAGAATACAGGTGTTGCATTAATCTTCAATTGGTTTACATCGCTCATCTTGTTGTATTACTATTTGAACGCTACCTTGAATGTTTGCGTTTATATCGGTTGTTTGTTTTGCTCTGCCTTCTAGTCGGTCAAGTATCTCTTGATAAGCCCTTAAATCTCCTTTGAATGCCTTTTGTAATACCATCATATCTAATTGCTCTGCAACTGTAAACTCCTCTTTTTCCCCTGTAATTGGGTTTGTTTTTACTTGCACTAATTCCAATAAACGCAAAAGTCTTGTTTTACTATTTGGAACTCCTTTAGGTCTGCCATTAGGGTTTGCATTGTTCCCTTTTGGGAATGGGGTTAAGTTTTGTTCATTTGCCATAATCTCACGATTGTTTCACGATTCTTACAAAGTTACACCACAATTCGGACAAGTCGTACCTCCGATGGCATTGTCCTTTGGTTGTTCTATATCATTTGCGAATGCTGGTATATCTAATCCCCAATTATCAAGGTCTTGTATATTCCATTCGTTTGCCAATAAATCAAAATCCCAATCGCCTGTACTTACATTATCACGAACAATAAATTGTTTCTTTTGTTCTTCGGTTAAGTTGTTAGCGTGAATAACAGGAACATCGGTAAGACCAGCTTCTATACAAGCACGATACCTTTGATTACCACCTAAAATGACATTTTTCTCATCAATAACTATTGGTCGCAAACCTAACATTTCAGGAAACTCCTGAATTGACTTAACCAATAATTTGAATTTAGCATCTCTGCAAATTCTAGGATTGTTTGGGTTTGGTTTGATTTCGTTGATTAACATTATCGGTTCTTTGTTGGTGTTCTTATAGATGCTGATTTAACAACATTATTTATAATTAAATTATTGTAGCCAATTTCTTTTTTACACTTGCATTTGATGGTGTGTTCCTTTATGGAACTTTGCCAAACATAGTCCTCAATGGTAATTCCACATTTGCACTTGTATTCTCTTTTACAAAATGTATCTTTCATTATCCTTGTCCTCTTGAAGGTTTTGGTTTTGGTGTATGTTTATTGTAAGATTTCTTTGCTCTACCTTTTTTACGAGTTCCAAATTGGACCTTCCCAGCTGCGTTTAGTTTCGCCATTATTTATACTTTTCAATTATTTCATTAAGTTCGGTTCTTGACCATTTCTTTGGTGTTCGGTAATTTGCCTCAATCCAATCTACCATTTCTTGACCAATCTTATTTATTAAATTCTTTCTATATCCTACTAAATGAAATTCATCAAATCCATTGCATCGCTTACATTCTCCTGCGGTGTTATATTCATTAAACCTTAAATATGAAGATTGTTTGACAGGTGCGTAGTGTCCGCAATCCATTAGGTCAGTTGTATATGTTTTACCGCAACTAATACAAGTAAAATACCCATCTTGACTATCTCTAGTCCTAATGTAGCGGTTAAATATTTGTTGAGCCTTTGCGGTTAATCTTGGGATAGTTTGTAAAGCCATAATGCAAAATTAGGGATTAACTTGTACACGAACAACTAAATGCTGGACTTAAATCGGTAAGGTCTTGCCCTTTAAATAAATCGTTTTGTGCATAGTTTAGTAATTGCTTGTAGGTTGTATCTTGAAAGTATGTATGTCCTTTACCTTTTAATTTACTCAATTCTTCATCTTCAATCCATTCGGTTGCTAATTCAGGATATGACCTTAAAATATTTATTACTGCATTTTTACCTTTAAGAAAACATAAAGTGCAATTTCCTAATATAGCTGGAATTTCCAAAGTGTAAGGTTTTTTACTCCAATAGTCATTTACTTGTGCCTTATCAATACCTTGTTCGTATAAAGGGAATACAGGATAAATGTATGCTTGTCGTTTCTCATATCCTTTAACCCTTCGTTCCTCATCTGCCCTAAATCCTACCATCCACTCATAATCTTGTTTGCCATAGTTTGCCCTTAACCATCTTTTAGCGGTTTTAATCTTAAGTTCAATCGTACATTCCCTTTTTACTCTATTAGGTATTAATCTCCATTTCTTATGCTCCAGCATTCCCCTGAATCCGCCTTCGTAACTTATTCTTGTTACAGGTATGTTTTCGTGTGCCTCAAAGTCATTTATAAATTTATAAGTCTTTGGATGCTCCCTTCCTGTGTCAGCAAATAAAACAATATCACCTTCACGATAGTTCATTATTGTCATCAATGCACTTGTCTTGCCTCCGCTAAAATTTATTACTCTTTTCATTTTATTGTTCTAAATATTATAATTCGGTCTTTATGGGTAAATCGTTTCTTGTTGACAGGGTTTAAGGATTGTTTAATTTGGTATTCATTTACACCTGTTATTCTTTTTGCGTAGGATATGGATTTAAATATGGTTTCTTCTTTATTGTCTAGGTATATCATTCTTACAGGCTGCGAGTTCTCTGCTCCATTCATTTGCTATGTCGTTTAGTAATTTTGTTAATGGTATTAAAAATCCTTTTGAACTGTTGTTATCCCCTCCATTTTTGAGAAATAAGTTTTCTTTATAGTAAACCCTACAAACTTGTTTTAGTGCTTTTGTTGGAAATATAAAAGATATATCAAGTTCATCTATTCTATAAATCCAATACTCTGCGGTTGTGGTTGCTAGTCCGCTGGGCTTACCTCTTGATTCGTATTCAAAGAATAAGTTTCCTGTTTTATGAATTAACCTATCGTTTTTTACTTCAATATGTTTACCATCGGAAAACATATAATTTATTAAATCTTCGGCTTTTTCACCAAAGTTAAGGTCGTGGGTAAAGCTGGATGTATATTTCATTATTTATAAATTTCTTAATTCTTGTAAAGTATATTTATGAAATTGCAGCAAACTTTTATATGGTATTCCAATTAATGTTTGTGGCTTTGTAAGATACAAGATATTTGTATGGTGATTATAATTTAAAAAATGCCCTATTTCTACTCTTATACTTCTTCCGTACTTATATTGTACTGCACATATATCTCTTTCTTTAACATCATCAAATTCAGTTACTTTCATTTTATTAATCGTTTTATTTCGTAGTATAAATCAAATGTTCCCAATATCATAATGGCTAGTATAAAGCCTATAAATATCCTTGTAAACTCAATTGTCAGTTTAAACAGTTCTTTCATCGGTTTATTATTTTATAGTAAATAATCTTGATTCCTTCCCAAATTAGTATTGTTAGTATTATTTTCATAGCTGGTTATTATAGTGCATCATTAAAGAATATTTTTTACATTGCTGGGTCATAGTTTCATCGCTGATTAACATATCATTTGCTTTTTTCGCCTGTGCCAAAAAGAATAACCTAACTTTTGCTTTTATGTCATCTCCTTGCTCTTTTGATATTTTAATCAATTTGCGTTTCCACATATAATCAAAAACTTGGTGATTAATAAATCTAAAGTCTTTTCTAGTTGATTTATCCCACCATTGCTTTTCATCCTTAATAGCTTGTTCTTCATCTATGTAGTTGTGAGCAGTTGGCTCAATCTTTGGTTCAATCTTTTGCCTTACCTGTACTGCAATCTTTTTATAGGCAGACATTACCTCACCGATTAATTTAGGGTTAAATATGATATGTTTTTCAACTGATAACTTATCTGCTGCTAACATTTCAAATGCGGTTTTTAATTCCTTTAGTTTAAATATTCCGTAGTTATCCATTACAAAATCAACTATAAAGTCAAAGTCATCCATTGCTGGTGTTTGTGTTCCGCTTAATTGTAAACAGGTTTTAAGTACCTCTTTTACTTCTATTTTTGAGCATTTACTAATACTCATTGAATTTATTGCCTCGTATATTTTAACCTCGTATTTATCGGTTAATTTATAAGCTATTTCGTTTTTGGGCTTCTCGTTCAGCATAAGAGAGTTGCTGATTTGTATTAGTTCGTTTTGCATTTGGGTTATAATTTTTATCTATTAATTTTCCTTCCGTTAAATCTCGTGCCATCCAATTTTTTGCGGTGGCTATCCAATCTTTCTTTTTTTCGCCTTTAGAATCCGACCAATTTTTAATAACTTCAAAATAGTAATTGAAGTTAGCAATTTCATATTGAGTTCCAATAAATGATTGTTCAAATTTTTCAATAGTATTTACATCACTATCTACAAAAAGGGTTGTGCCTACTACTTTCCTTTTATTTACTTTAATTTCCTTTCCTTTTATTTCCTTTACTTTACTTTCCTTTGCATTACCCTCCCCAATAGCCACCCTATTACCCCACCTATTATTTGCACCTGTTTTACCACTTTCACTTAATTTTAAACGTAGTTCTAAATGATGGGCTAATCGTTCGGACCAAAACTCCCCTGAATCAATTGTAAATAATCCAAAATTCATTAATACCCCATTGACTTTTACATCGGTGCAGTGCATTTGCATAGCAAGTACAGGGATAAGTTCAAGGGGTAATTTTCCTCCAGCGTTGGCTAATTGTTCAATTAAATACCAATAAATACCATAGCCTTCCATTCCTAATTGATGCCTTAAAAAAAGGACTTTTGTATCATTTGCAGCGTTATAATCGTGGCTGAAAT